GTCCTAAGGGATTAAGGCCCACAGCGCTTGGAAGCTTAGTGCAATTCTGATTCATGCATGCGATGAAGGCTCCGAAGAACCTCCGACACTCGATATTGAAGTGGAGTGGCATGCAGTCAAACAGTCTGGTGGCACCAGTCTTGATCTTCGCGAGTGAGCGTCTCTCATCCTTAAGATTAGAGTACGACAACAAGAAAGTCTGCTTTCCTGCTAAGAGTCGGGAGTGGTAAGCTTCCAACTGCTCAATCAGATAGGCATCCTTCGGAGTCATCGTCATTCGGTCATCATCACCGTCACAGGTGAATAGGAAGCGTTTCCCTTTTGCAAAGGCAGGCTTCCACCACTTGAACGGGAGTCCAGGGCTGGTGAGGGGGTTGATTCGGGCAAGGCCGGCGAATGGGAGTCCGTTAATTCCTTCCATCACCGTCAGCACACGGCGTTCCACTCCGACAGGAGTGTAGCACTGAAGCACTGACAGGATGTGCAAGAAGGCGCGCTTAATGAACAGCGGGTTCTGCGGTTTGGTCGCAGAGCTGTACTTCTTCGCGCCCTCATTCATTGGGAACACGGGCTTTTCGAGTCGTGGATCGTTCGGATGGAGAACGGCAGGCTCGGTTTCGTGGGGCACTACCCTATCAAAGAGGGGGGAGGGTTTGAGGTCGGTCTTCGCAGTCACGCGCTCAGAATGCTTAGAATCCAAGTAGGCGTGAAGCTTGACCTGTCCTTCAGGTTCGATCGTGGGATATTTCGGAACTATCTCCGAGACCACGTCGCTGAAGTTCAGGTCCTTTTCCAGACCTCGGGTCAGGGGACCATCCAATAGCATGGGTCCACAGTGTTGGGAGGCTTCCTTAGGGAAGAGATTCTGCAGTTGCAGAGCAAGCCACTCCCTAGTAACTATGGCAGCATATGATTGATCCTCGTTTTCGATTCCGGCGGTGTGCATCCCCATGATGCATCCACTGGATTGGGTGTTGAGGCAAGCCACAAGGGCGCCACACATCCCAGGATACGACGAGACCCCGTACGTCCAGTGACGCGGGAGTACATAGTCGGCGAACTCGTCACCGTACGTGATTGCTTGGCAGTCACGGGTGGCGAAGGTCAGGTGCTGGGTGGTGGCGAAAGAATGTGGGTTCACCGCAACGACGGTTGCGTTGGTCGAGTACATGGATTGGACGTCCTCGTCGCTTACAAAGAACTTCGTAATGTCGTAAAAGGACGGCACACGAGCTCCGAGCCACACAATTGCTAAGTCTTCACTTGCAACTGCAAACGTTGTGGTGCAGCGACGGATGGTCTCACCCATGACTAGGGCGACAGTGTAGGTTCCAGTTGGTCCCTTCACTGTAAGTTCGGTTTGGTCACCGTCGGTCATGTCGTGGAACATGTGGAAGGGCAAGAGAGCCAGCTTTCCTTTCAGGCCGAAGCCGTTGGTAATAACTGGTTTTCCGGATGTTCGAGTCCGGGAGGCCAAGAAGAGGTTCTTCTGTTTGACTTTATACTCCAGGACATCTTGCGTTCGGTTGTCTGAACTTCCATGCACCTCAGCGGATTTCGCCAGGGACTTTGTAATGCGGCGGCGCGCTTCGTTTTTAAATCTTTCGATCCATTCAGGATCTTGGGTCTTTCCCATCTCATCGGCGTAAACGTCGATAAGATTCTCCATG